GTCTAGCTGGCGCTTACCGTGCGGCGACATTGTTACCGGGGTAACGTTTTGGCGCATAAGAAACTTGCGAACCTGGGGCGGTAGCGTAATGTGATCCAGCGGGACCCAGCTAATAATTTCCCCGTCGAACTTTAGGTTGTTGTAAACCCATACGTCGTAAAGCGTGAATAGCAAGGACTTTAGCTTGGGGAATTGGTTTGCGAAATGGTTATGCCATACGGCCATAACGTCGTCTGAATAAAGCGAATAACCACGCGGGTAATGCGCGACTTCTCCGGTCTTTAGTTTTAGTTTTTCCATACGGCCTTCTAAGCCGTAGTTAGATAGATTCGCTACTTTTAGACCGTGTTTTAGTAGCTTCTCCGCTAGGTATTGGGCTTGCACGCCATACCCGGTAGGTGATCCAATGGTGTTCGTAGCTAACGAAACTACGCCGTTTAGTTTGTAGGTTGCCATAGGGCAACTCTAGCAAAAAAAAGGAAAGCCCCGTGCAACCTACAACACGGGGCCTTCCGGCTTTTGGTATCGCTTACGCGTGTACTAGGTACTTTACGTGGCTAGCGTGGGTTAGCGCGCCGTCCATACGGTAAGTAAAGCGGTATGCGGTTACGTCGTTCGCGAAGTACGCGTCGGTCGAAGTTGCAACCTCTAGTCCGGTGGTTACGATCTTGTAGCTTGGCAAGTAACCGAATAGAACGGACTTAGCGCCAGTTCCAACGTTTGCCATAGCTGGGTTCTCAAATACGTTGAATCCCGCAAACGTATCTGGTGCGCCGATGTTTACGGTGTACAAGTAAGCGCCGTCGTTGCTCTTTAGCTTACGGATAGCGCCAACAGTCTGGGTGTTGGCCATATAGCCGACACCTGGTAGACGACGTGCGGCTCCGTCAAGTGAGAACTGCAACGAAATAAGGTCGTCGCCGGTAAAGCTAGTGGTTCCAGCGGTTACACCGGATCCAGCGGCATTTACCAACCCAAGGGTCTGGGTGCTACCGGTACCAACGGTCGCCAAATTGTTAATGGCGAAACCGATAGCGTTTCCGGCCTGTTCTGCGATTACGGATTCAATGTCGTATCCAGCGTCGGTTAGCAACTCGTTAGCGATCTGTACGGTGAAACCGATCTTCTTAGGGGTAAGAAGGATTGAATCGAAGGTTGGCTCCGACTCCGCGATTGCAGAACCGGCGGCGTACTGTGCCGCGGTGCTGTATGCGGTGTAGGTAGGAATACGAAGCGACTCACCGGAAGTACGGGTGATTACTTCCGAAGTCTCTAGCATAGGACCTACAAGCCTCGCCAAGCCGTATACGCGATCTAGAAAACCAACCGGCACCGTCGCGGTAGCTGGGATTAGGGTTCGCTTCTCGTGGTTGAATACGTGGGAACGAACGTTACCCTGTGCCATTGCGCGGAAAATTTCCTCGTCGGAACGGCTCTCGGTCGCTGGAACAAAGCCCTTAGCGGCGGTAGCCACCTCTAGCTTGCGCTCCTCGGCACGCTGGGCAACTGCAATAGTCTCTGCCGCGCGGTCCATTTCGGTCTCTAGGCGACCAATTTTCTGCATTTCTTCTGCGTCAAGTCCGCGCTTCTCGGTCTCGGCAGATTCGATAACATCTTTGATCTGCTCGTATAGGTTCGCGCGAAGCTCTTGCTGGCTCTTGATAAAGTCAGACATTTCTACTTCTTTCTAGTAATTATTTTGCCCGAATTATGCGGCGCTAAACGCTCTGCAAACATTGCGGCGCTAGACGCTCTGCAACGCGTGAAAGTTTTGGCGTACTTTCGTTGTAATAATTGTAACGCACGGTTGCACGCTTAAAAAGAAACTCCCCGGCCCAAGAAGCCGGGGAGAAGAAACGTAGGGGCTTGGCGGCCGCGCTTAGGGGTTAGCGCGTTTCTGCCGGCTTGGTTACTCTCGTTTCTTTTGCGGAACGTTCAAACTTCGTTCCGTCTTGTAGCGTACCGTCTCCGTCGCCGTCTTTAGCGTCTAGGTCGTACGCAACTTCGCTATCCAAAGAAACGATTGCGGCGGCCCACTTGTCGGCGTATTCGCGAACTACGCCAGAACTTGGGTTGCCGGCTAGATCTAGGATTGTTGCTTTTACCTGGTCGAAAGTTGCCATTAGATTGCCTTAGATAGTAGTTCGGCCTTCTTCTTCTTTAGCTCCAAAAAGCCAAGATCCACTTCTTCAACCTTTGGGGCCTCCGGTAGTGGTGAAAGTGTGTCGATAACTTTAGTAAGAAGTGCGCGGTCGTCTGGGGTCATTTCTTCCCCTTGTTCAACCTTTAGTAATGCGTCGGCTAGTGCGTCCGCGTCCACTTCGGCACGCTTGGCAATTTTGTCCAGTCCGCGAACCTGGGCGGTTCCGTTAGTGCCTTGGTAAGCCGGAAACGCGGTTAGGCTAACTTCGTGTAGTCTTACGGACTTTAGCGTACGTTCGGTGCCTTCTGGGTTCCAAGAATCTCCGCCACGCGCCGGGATCGAAAAGCCAAAAGAAAAACCAGACACGTCGCCGCGCTTGATTAGCTCCATTGCGTCGCGGCCGTGGGTTGTATTAGGTAAAGAAGCTTCTACGCGTAGGCCCTTTTCGTCCTCTATTAGCGTCATAGTTCCGGCACGCGTGGATCCCATTACCGCGCCGGTATCGTGGTTCCATAAAAGCTTTACGTCGCCACGCGACTTTAGGCTTCGGGTAAAAGCTCCCGGTGCGATAGTTTCGGTAAAGCCGCCTAGGTTTTCTGAACGCGAATTGAATAGCGCCGCATACCCAGTTAGCGTCATATAGTCGCCTTCTTCGCGAAGTTCCAAACCGTTCTCAAACTCGCGCGTTTCTAACTTACTCAAAATAGTGCCTCCCGTGCGGCCTTCTTGTTCTGCCTCTAGTCTAGCAACTACACCTTCGGCATAGGCTAAAGCTCTTTGTCCGGAACGCTTAGTACCGCCACCGCCCCATAACGCTACGGCAACAACTCCGGGCGACGGGTAATCTTCGGATTGTGGATCTGCCGCCGGTGCGTCGAAGTCCACCATATGCCTAGCCAGAAACGCTTTTAGTCTTACCCATTTTTCCGCGGTAATCTGGCCTTCGGCCATTGCTCTGGCTTCGCTCTTGGTTTTGTCCAATAGCCCGTCGCCGGCATAACCTTCTTCTACCCAGCGTAGGCCCAAGCGTGCCGAAGCTCTAAAGTATGCTGGGGCGCTTAGGTCTACATCGCGAACCTCTACCGCACGTTCGCCGCCTGGTTCTATTCCTTCGGAAATGCTTACCGCCACCATTTGATCTATTGCGGATTGCTTAGTGTCGTGGCACGCCAAAACTTCGCCGTCGTCTTTGACTACGGCCCAAGCTGGGCAAGAAGTAGAATCCGAAACAAAATATGGCATTAGTCACTTTGCCTTATACATAAAACACCTACGACAACGCTGTTCGGATCACTCATTGCGTAAAGTTCGTCGGTCGGGGTCAATTTTAAAATTACGCTTTCGCCCGCGTCCAAATGTATCGAATTGGCTAAAGTCATAGAAGTATTTCCGATGTGTACGAAATGATTATTGTTTTTGCTCATATTGTGAAGGTGGACTTCTTGTCCCATATTGTCGGCTTCGACTATCTTGGTTCTAGTTGTGTTGCTAAGTGTAAAAACCGCATTACTAATAGGCATTATTGGACCTCATACGCGCCGCTAGGATTTTCTGGGTCGAACGTAGCCGCTTGTTGTAGCTGTACGGTCGGTAGTCCGGTGTGCGCGATTGCCGGAATGTTTAGCGCGGCTAGTGTCTCCGCTGGGTCGAAGCCAGAATTTATTAGCTTTTGGGCCATAGTAATTCGCTTGTCCAGCGCGGTTAGATCTGCCGCGTTTAGGTTCACGTTAGCTAGCGGAACGCGTGGCGCTTCGGCCGCTGGGTCAATAATTGGGCGTAGATCTTCTAGGTAACGAACTTCGTTTATGCTCATTGCTCCCGATTGCAAGAGAGTTGAGTAAGCGGCGGTGCGAGATTGTAGATCTGCACGTAGTAGGCCGTCGATGTTGAATCTTAGAAACGCGGTAGCTCCACCCGGCGAACGGTTTAGAAGCGGGCTTAGTGCGCCTTCAATTTTGCCGATCACGGGTCTAAGCCCGTGGGTGACCCAAGCTAAATTCATTTGTTCCACCGACGCGTAACTTGTTGTGCCTGGTAGCCCTAATAGGTGCGGTGGCACGTTGAACGCGCGCGCTACGTCTGCGATTGACTGGTTGCGAGAATCTACCAAAGTAGACTTTTCCGGGTCGGTCTGGG